ATATTACTATCATCCTGTTTAAGATATTCTGGAATTGTGTTAATTAACCAGTCTTTGTTATTAAGGTCGTAAGTAGATGCTGCATTTAAAGCACTATATTGTCCATCAGGCGGTGCTATATCAGGATTTCCAAGCCAAGTTAAAGCTTGAGAAGATGTGATAGAGTATAGCTGATACGGTGGTAAACTATTTGATTTAGGCCATGCCTGCGGTGTATTTTCGTAATACAGGTAATACTCGTAGCCATCAAAGTTTGTTATAATATCGTTAATCTGCTGCTGATATGTGATAACACTTCCGGATGTAATGGTACCTCCATTTAACACTGTCCCGGCATTTGCAATAGATTGATTGTAACTTTCAATAAGTTTTAACTTGTAGGCAAAGTTATAGATGCGTTCTTGTGCAGATGAGAAATGTACAAAGTTACTAAAATCAGAATAGTCAACATTTATATCAATAGACGTATCCTGTAATATGCTTTGCATTTGCTGATAAAGCGATGAAGACGGCGCTAGACTAGATGATGCTAGTAGAGTACTTAGATTATAAGTAGGAGTAGATTGTCCAACTCTTCGGGATATATTTAAGTTAAAATTTGGTCCTTTTAAAGAGTTTAATGGTGGTGGTGCAGAAGCAGGTACCTCAACAGTAACTTGATACTTAACTGAATCTCCTAACTGCTCAACAATCCAAAATGTACTCTTAAGATCTATATCAGCCGGTAAAGGTTCATACAGTTTAAGAAGTAAACATCCTTGATCTCCATCTAAAGCATAAGCTACGTTAACTCCAATTAAAACTTCGTTATTACCAAAGTTTAGATAGAAATCTGAATAGTATGCACGAGATGCTGCTTGATTTTCAAAATCTGTAAATGCTTGCTGTAACTGCTGGTTAGATAAGTCTTGATGGCAAACTTTTAACTCTGTTCTTGTACCAGAGATTTGTTTAATCCAAAACTGATTTGTATAACTGCTTTGGAATAGGTTTCTAAAGAAGTTATAAGTTATATCAACCGAACCTCTATCATACCCGTGCGATGCTACGTCTGCTTGTGGGTCTATCTGTAAAGCTGTATAATTACCAGTTGCCGGATCTGGATTAACAGGAGTATAATTAGTATCGTAGTATTCGGATACTAGTAGATCTCCATTTATGTCGTAGATAAAATATTCAACATAGTCTGTTGGTGCACCAAATGGAGGTGTAATTATGGCGGTATTAATTAGAGAAGTATCAGCAGGTTTGTACTGTTGATATTCTGCTTGTGATGATAAAAGGTCTATGTTTACTATTTCCATTATGTTATTGAGCTTATGTCTACGATAGTTTGATTAGCTACTAGGAGCTGTTGTCTTAGGCTATTAATTTCATCGATAAGTGCCTGTTCATTATCTGTTATTACTGCACCTCCTATATACTCTCCACTCTTCTTAACCAGGTATTGATGTGAATTCGTATCACCCGTTACCGGAATTTGAAAAAACAACTGTGCGTAATAGTTAAAAAAATCATCTACTGTTACAGTTGGTTGATCAGGGGCAGGTGGTGCTACTAGCTCTGTAAACGTAGTATCTATTACCCGTGTATAGGCTGCTGTACCGTAGATTTGTTTTGTTAAATTTACTTGTTCTGTCATACTACCTTGTTACTTTAAAAATCACATCGTTATCAACTATTACCTGTTCACCTGTAGATGGTACGATTGTTTTAATTAGAATTCTATAAGATCTTTCAGGTTGTAATCCGTTTGTATATAGTGTAAAATAATTAGAATTTGTATCGGCACTAAGCTTTGTGTAGTTTGTATCGAAATCAACAATTACATCAGATGTTTTATAGTCAACTATAGACCAGTAGCTTTGCTGCGGTAGATATCTCCAGTTTAAATAGTCTGAACCAGTTGCGAAAGTTCTTGCTGGGTATCTATCTCTAGTAACGAATTTCATTCTATATACGTTACCTACTTTTAGTTTATCTGTATTGTTTTGAGGTATTAGTACAAAGTCTTCTGCTATAATAGTACCGTTAGTATTACTACCTGTATTGTATACAGAATCATCCCATTTCATTTCTAAACAAGGTGGATATACGGTATGTGTATCCATTGAAAAGAATTGAGTCTCTATTGAAGAACTTGGATTTAATTCAATTGAACCTGTCATACGTAATAGTAATCCGTAGTTAGGAATTGTACCTACCATTGATGCACTCACCATTGTAGTCACGTCGATATTAACATCTTTATTATCTGTGTAACCAAAACTTTGAGATGCTGAATAAGCTGGGTTCCATACTCCTCCACCGACTGTATAGAGGTAGCTAGAAGTACCGTACGTATTACTCCAGATAGCAGATTGGCTATACGCTCCTACAGATATCCAGCATACTCCATTATTAGGATTAGGTATATCATTAATTTTACCGGTTCCCATTGTCCATGCCTGTCCTACAGGGTTACAGAGAATAGTATATGTTTGAGGTAACGTAGAAGCGTATGCTAAATATAGTTTTAAACCTACCGTAAAAGACCCAGTTGCAAATCCTGCAATCGTACTAATATCGGCATCACTAAACTTAATTAATGTTCTTCTTATATCATCCAGTCCACTTATAATACCGAGATTTGGATTACTATTAACAGACGATATCTCTAGTATCTCATCAATACCAGCGTTTGCTGATGGATTAGACGAGTATATAGTTGCGTCTTGTTGTGGAAATATTTTATATACGGACATTGTATTCTAATTTAAGGATAATATTAATAGGTAACAACTTTTCCTGTAATATCTATATCAGGATACTTTACTTCAAAGATAGATGGATCCAAAGACGGGTAAATAACTCCTTTTAAAGTCGCTGATGATATATCATACGTATATGGAGAATATGTTCCGTCTGTTGCAGACTTATTCGTTATAGTTACATTTTGAACTGTTTGTACTCCAGGTACTTGATCTAATAAAGTATATATTTCAGATAAGATAATAGGTTGGTTGATTTGCCATCCATCTATCTTGAAATAGTCTTGTAGAGACTGTATACATTGTGTCAGTACATCTCTACTGTTATACTGTGGTCTTAAGATAATACTAAAATCTACACCTATATTAACTATGTAAGCATTTTTAATATTTACAGCATCTGTTAACATTCTATACTCTGATAGATAGCTTTTTAGATTTTGCTGTAATGCTGTAGGTGGTTCTTGTAGATGTTTATTTGAATCATACGATAGAATGTATAATGAACATGCATACGGATCTTGCATACTACTGTCACCTCCTGTATCTTGTCTAAATGTCAAATTATCTTTAGTTACAAATGCTTTTGCAACTTGGCCAAATTTAGGTGGCATACTATAAGCAAAGCTTAGATAGTCTTGCTGCGTTACAGCTCTCATTTGAGATGGATACTGAGCTAGTATATTTAATCTTAACTGTTCTACTGTATCACCATCTCCTCCTCCAGCTGCTGGTGCTGAGTTATTTATTGCAAGGGAGTTACGTACCGTACTTCCGATGGTAGTATCTACGATACCGCCATTAAAGTTTGAAGTAAAATTAATTACCGTATTTAATGTGTTACTTGGTACGTTAGCTTGTGCTCCACCTCCTACAAGATAGGTAAACGTTAGAGTTGTATTACTTGGTGCTAAACCATAAGTTGATGTTGTAGTAAAGTTTGCAGGGTCATAGATAGTGTTGATTTTACTTAATCTATCTAATGTTCCAATTCCTACATTACCCATATTCGGTACAACTACTTCGTTAGCTACTGAATTTATACCTGATCCAAATTGAATCTCTAGTGTATTATCTGTTTTAAATCTAGTTACAAATCTACGAGGTACTGTCATTAATTCTAAAATATAAGGAACTGTACCTGCATCTGCAGCATAGTCTGGATTTATATTCGGCACGTTCTGTACCGCTTTCATTATTGTATCTTGAGCTAGATATGGAACTTCGTACCATTTATTACCATTACTATCATTTACACTAAGTATTTCAATGATATTTGTATCTTGAAGTAAGATTGTTTCAAATGTTTGAGCTGTACCGAATGTATAAGTAAATGTCTTTATAGTCCCTGATAATGCTTTTGCAGATTTCTGTAATAGAAAATATTGAGGATTTCCACTTCCGTCTACATTATACACAGAAATATTAGTCGGTGAAGTAGAAGAAGATATTGAGAAATCTATATTTTCAGGTATATAGAAAGTAGCACTCGTATTGGTATTTGAGGTTACTTGCATACCTTGGTCAACCTGTAATGCATATCTAAAATCAGGTACATAATTACCTGTTGAACCTGATGCAGGTACTAATTGGTATACATCTAGATCAACTGTTGCAGCCGATGTTACTTTTGGTCTATATCCGAGCATGTAAGCAAGAGTGTATAGATTATTGGCTTGTTTTGCGTACTGTACAAAAGTCTCTTGATATTGGTTATCAAGATAGAAAGATAATACATCTCCTACATATGCAGCCATTTCTAGAAACATAGAACCTGGTGATGCAGTAGAAAAATCATTATAGGTTGTTGGAAAATAAGCCTTAGCGTATTCGATTAGAGCTGCTCTAAAATCAGAGAAGTCTTTGTTAAGGTACTTTATATCCTTTGTTACTGTTAAACTATTGTTGGCCATTATCGACTGTTAAAAATATTTGATCAACTTGGTTAGTATTTGCTATACTATACTTAAACAAGATGTTAATTGTGTTTTGATCGTACAAAGGTATCACCTGTACAGAAGTAGTTATAACGTTTGGAAAGTTAGCTTCTACACCTGCTTGTATATTTGATTCTACCATTGCGATAGAAGTATCAGTTATTTGCTCAAAAAGCTGTTCTCTTAATCCTGCTCCAAATGTTGGTCTAAAAACTCTCTCGTTTCTACCTGTTAGTAGGTAATTTATTATATTATACTTTAACTGATCGGCTGTCGTGTAAACAGACGTAAATACATTAGGTGCTGAGAAAGGGATTGATACCCCTATCGCAGTGCTTGGTTTTAAATCAAGCGGACTTATTGTACGTGCTGCATATGCCATTATATTTGACCTTTACTTTTTAATACGCTCATCATTTCAGAAAAATCTGGTACTGCATCTATATTAACTTGATGTATATCGGATACAGGTCTAGTTTGTGCTAACATCTCCTGTACTGATTCTACTACCATCGGTTCTGATGTATAGGGTTCAGGTGCAGAAAACATCTGTGAGAAATCTTGAGGTGCTTCTGCATTTACAAAAGATCTAAAATCACTCTGTTCCATTCCATATGCAGTTTCTTGTAGTAGCTGCTGTAGCGGATCGGAAGTAGTAACTCTAGGTAGGGGTGCGGTTTGCTTTTTAACAGGACGCTGTGTTATAGATTCTTTTAAATCTTCACGGTAAGTTTTTCTCGGAGTAATTAATTCTCCTTTTCCGCTTCTAATCTCTACTAACACAGGCTTTATTTCTTCACGTATAACCTGTCTTACCTCTTCTCTTATTAACTTCCTTAATAAATCTAACTTTGTCATATAATATAAATATTTTTAAATGTAAAATTCTACTTACTTTATTCCCGATATTTGCTGATCTCCTTGTGCTGCTCTACTCTGATTTAGTATTGTTTGTGCTCTTTGACGTAAGATAAGTGGAGTACTGGGGTTAGTAGCGATTGATTCCCATTTAGCTTGACTTTCAGGAGATAAAACTCCGGACGGTGCTGATCCTCCAACTGATATAGTTGGTTCTGAAGGTTGTATCGGTAATTGTGTTTGTGCTGTTGGTTTATAATCACCAGCTTGTGCTGCTGCTTTTAATACTATTGCATCAGGTGTTCTATCGGATGCTGTAGCGGTTTCAACATCTTTAATGAATGATTTACCGCCAGGTAGTGAATTCACAAATCCTTTAGCTGCTGAACTTACTTTTTGTGATGTTGGATCAAGGGTTGTTGGGTCTACACCAATAGAGTTATATAT